GTTCCGGAGGCAAAAGTGGTCAAATATCTAGGGTAATCAAGGAAAGGAACAACGTTCTTAGTTGAGATCTTAGCGTACTGCTCAGGTTGTAACGATAAGAAGTTGAAGAGCAATCTAGTGTTGGCAAAACCAACAGATTGGGCAGGGACAACACCACCGGCAGGAGCAGTTGCCCAACCAAGAGCAATGTTAGAAATGTAACCGCCAAGAGTATTTCCACCAACAACAGTGTTATTGGCAGTTGAGAAGAGTCTCTTACATGAGTTATCAACGTTCAAAACCATACTCATATTATTGACACCAACAAGACCGGCATTCATATCGGGGGCACAATTGATAAAAGGAGAGAGTGCCAAGAAGGGTTCAGTCAAAGTTGCTCTGATAGAAATGACCCAAGTGTTGTTACCGGCGGCGGCGACGCAAATAGGAGAGTTGTCAACGAAGGCACCGTTTACGTAACGATCAATTTGTAAAAAGTCAAGAGCGTAAGCACCACGACCAGCGAAGTCCTCATCGTAAGTGTTAGTAGAATAACCGGCAAGAGGGTTATTGTTGGCACCGGGAGCAGACTTGTACTCACCGAAAGCGCAATCGGGTAAAGAAGGTGTCATGGAATTGTATCTAGACAATGTTCTACTGTCATTCATTCTCATCAACATGGGAAGAACATCTTGTAAATTGGTAGAGATTGACACGTTGTTAATAGTTGACTGGATCGTGGTGAACAAAGAGTTCAAGGGGAATGCCTGTAAACTCTCTGAGAGACCATACTGGAAACAACTGACTCCGTTAGCAACAGCGTAAGGAGTTCCAACACCTCCTAGACTAAGTTGGAAACTCAACTGGGACGACAACAGCAAATGACGATCAATCACGATGTTTTCACTGGGGATCTGGACGTTGAAAACGATAGACGAGTTTGATGTAGAAACTGCTTGGAATTGCTGAAAGGTTGACTGGGAAGCACCAGATTGGACTCCGAAAACTTCAGACGAGGTAATATCGGCAATGCGACTGTCTTCAATGAGAACGGTTTTGAAATCACTCATATTATATTATACAATAACATTATTTTTTGGCGAATAATGTTATTTTGTTTTCTCTAAATGTTTAAAAGACATGACCCTAAATTTATATCTCTTTGGGATAGGCGACAGACGCTCCGGAGGGGTTCTTACGTTGAAACAAAATCTTAATGGTTGCTGTAGATCCAGAAGTTAACCTAAATGGTTGAAGAACTCCAACTCTATCCTTCCAAAAAACGTTAATGTCTAAATTGTAGACCGGGGTATTTCCTACTAAATTGACTAGACGGTATTGGGCGGTCGGAGTGTACACAATATTCGGTTTATAAATGCCAGAATCACTTACGAAGTCGGTGATCACTTGCGAAATGTTTGAATTGTTGCCACCGTTGTTATAAATTTGCCCGTTAATAAACAGCAATGGCGCTGAAATATTATTTGGCACTATTGGTAAAGTATTTGATGTAAAAACAATTGACGTGATAGGAGTCCAAAGGGAAACCGTTGAATATTCCTGAACTATCTGATATGCCTTGTATTGACTTGCTACAGGTGCTGATGGTGGGAAATCAACAATGTTGGCACCTCCGAAACCAAGTGGTTGAATTTGAACATTCTTTCCGGAAGTGGCAGTTACGTAAGATTTGATCAATACTGGGAAACTGCTAAATAATTGGAACATGGCAGGATTGAAGTATATTCCGATGTGATTGGCATTACTTGTATTATATCCAGCAACATCAGCAGACATGATTGCCAAGTTGTTAGTAGTGTCCCAAGACAGCGATGGTGCGTGAGTTGTTGGCAATATTAAACCTGCTCCAGTCACTTGAGCATTCAAACCAGCAAAACAAGTAAGGAAAGTTTGGTTTACTAAATAGATCCAATATTGGTAATTCAGCGTTTCGTAGTATCCAGTGCTGTTGTTCTGAAGTTTGGTTGAAGTCTGACTGGGTGGTGCGGGCGGTGGCGAACTCTCAATCTGAGGTGACCAGATAACAGGTTGCTGTTGGTTAAATGTCTGAAACGGTGCCACTGGATTCGTCCATGAAAGAGTGACAGTATATATTGTTAAATCACGATTGCTTTGGTTTGGCACAATCTCAGGTTGGAAAACCGGAAGAGATGGTGTGTCTAGAGTGAACCGAACGATGCTTAAGTAGTAACTTTCAGGATCTAGAATGAATGGTGAGTTTCTGGTCTCATTGAAGTACAATACAGGAGGAACACTGTCAATCCCTTCTAAATTTGTTATAGTTACGTCGTAATAAACAAGGTCTGGAGTATCTTGAAATGTGAAAGACATCTTATACAATACTTATATATTTTTAAATTCGCTAAAACATCAAAAATAAAATCTAAAACAGTGGTGGTTATACTTACAATGTGTGTAAACACTGATCAAAATAGAAATCTAAACAGCAAATACAGAAATCTAACAGCAAATCTGATTGATTTGGCAGAAATCTAAGTGTCAGCAGATATGTGTTCGTAATAATTTATAAATTATTACCAGCAGAAATCTGATACAGCGCCACTATTCGCTAGATTTCTCTTCCTCAGAGTTAGATTTCTCGGGTTTAACCATTAGATTTCCACTCGGATCCATTAAAATGGCAGAAGATGATTGACTAGACTTGTAACCGTCTGGTTTGGCATGTTGAGCAGGTTCAACTTTGGCATCTTCTTTGGTTGGCGACCAGAACCAAGATTTGACAGACGAAATCATTTATATAATAGTCGCAGAAGATATTTGCTAAATAAAATCTAATTGAATCCAATGATTAAGTTGAGGAGTTATACATGTTAAGTATAGAAAGGTGGACAGAGTGGAAGCAATTTTTCAAGTCTAGGGAATTTAAGAACAATAAACATGTTGTCACTTTGGTTTCTCTCAACTCTGAAAATTGCTTCCACTCTATACACTCTTGTTTTATAGATCTATTAATATTTAGACGGTTCTAATAAATAAAATGTTTTCATATATTATAAAATGTCCTTCGTTTCTTGTTACCAGGCAAATGCTTTCGTAGGTGTAACCACTGCTAACCCTTTCCCAGTCGGAACTATTCTCACACCGACAATTACCGCTCTGCCTTTAACCCAGGCGACTAATACTTTTGTTGGCATGATCGCTGGTGGATTCACTCTTCCCGCTGGTGTGTGGGAAGTTGATTGTGCTATAATGACTCAAATTGATGGTCCCGCCGACGCTACCAGTGTAGCAGTAGACTGTATTGCTCGTATATCGTATGCCGGTGTTGCTGTTGCTCAAAATGATACTGGATCTTATACCACTATTGCTGGCGCAACCCAAGACCTTTTCAAAGGAGCAAGTGTTAGCGGTGCTGTTCTCAGTGATGGAACTGCTAACGCTCTTCAAGTATTTATCAATGTTGAAACAGGTGACGGTGGTACTTGGGGAACCCTCGCTGGTCCTGCTGTTACTTCAAGTCAATACATCAGATGTGTCAGAGTTGCTTAAGCAACCGTTTATTAAAATATTGGAAGTTATTCATTTCAATATTTTATTTCTCGTAAAGGATCTTCAAATCACCTACTGGAATGTAGATGTGAGGTTTCTGATCATATTGTAAATTTGCCCTACTAAAGTTGCGCCTTTCGTAGGTTGAAAACGCTTCTTCATTGTATTCAATATATGCCACCTTATCGGTGAAGTTGAATATGAATATCAAAGGTTTGTCACCAACTGCTTTGTTCTCGGTGATCATTGTAGTAGGATACTGCCACATGCGGTTTGTTCTAGATTTGACCTCGTAATTGTACTGGTCGCAAAAGTAATCATGCTTGGCATATAATTCCGTATACGGTTGGATCTCTCTGCTAAATGATTCAGAGATCTTTGGCAGAATTGCCGTTTCTTGTTGTTTGCCAAACTGATAGGATTGGGTAAAGTGAACCATTCTATTATATATTGGGCGAAGAAGATTATTTTCAGAAAAAATCTAATTAATTCTAAAATGTTGAATTTCCTAAATATAAAATGTTGTTATAGTATAAAATGTCTGCGAGAAAGAAACAGCAAGTATTAGAGCACTATCAGCGCGAGTTGGAAAAAATGATCTCTGACAGCGACTTCAAACGATACTTTGGTGCCGGGTTCGCACCAATGAAATACAGTGAACTTAACAATTACACTGATATAGACGATATCATTCCCGAAGCGAGAGGGTTTAGGATCTTCTTAACTGAACAGAAACCCAACGTGGGTCATTGGACAGCACTTTTGAAATATGGTGACATTTGGGAATGGTTTGACAGTTACGGTGTTAAACCAGACGGTGAATTCAGATTCATTCCAACTATTATCCGGAATGCTCTAGGACAGGGTGGGAATTTGCTGTCTAAATTATTGAAAACCAAATATCCAAAAGCAAAGATCTATTACAACAAAAAGAAATTCCAAGAGAACAATGACGCAGTTGCCACATGCGGACGCTGGGTAATTGCCAGAATATTGGCATTTCAATGCGGTTACGAACTAGACGATTTTATAAATAAAGTAATGGAAAAGTGTGAAGAGACAGGTAAACCTCCAGATATTTTGGTTTGCGATTGGATCCAATAAAATTTTTGGTGTTTTTAAAAATCTAGACATACAGTATAATGTGTTTAGACGAAAAGTGTGGCAGAATAGATATCATTGAAATCTATGACGATATTAAAGTGGTTTTACACTACGAACGCAGTGGCAACAAGCAACCTTTCTTTATTCAATATTGGGATACTAGTAAACCTTGTTCATTGATCCCTGCCAAAAATATCAATCTTGACTTTATATTAAGAGACAATCCTCCGAAATTTGTTGAAATCGGAGAAGAATGGAAGCGAATCAAAATCGGAGAAGATATCCCTCCTGAAGAATTATTTAGCGTATTTAGTTGATTTTCTCCAAAATAAAATCTTCATGTTTAATATAGAAGATGGAAAACAACAAACTATTTGAGAGTCTGAAATCCAAAAATATAACTGAGAGCAGTTTAAAGTTATATTTT